AGCCTCAAAAATGATCTACGAGTCGGGAACAAGCGCACCCAGGCAGTCGAGCCATCTGCTTGAAAATTAAACCTTGTGACAAGACAGTCTAAGTTGAGCCACTGAGCCCAGGCAAGTGCTTTAGTCCATTCTTTCATTCAGAAACCCTAGCCGCTTGCGCTGTTCGGCCCATCCCAGCGGGAAGCCGCGTAACAGCCTCTGTACGGTCAACCCTGCTGGCTGGCGGCCCCCGAGAATTGCCTCGACGATATCAGGAGCCAGAAATGCAAATTGCAGGATACGGCCCGCGTAGCGCTGATCAACTTGTGCGAATTCTGCGATGGACTGCCGGCTCTGAAATTCGCCACGGATTATCTTCTCTGGCCAACGATGGACGCGAACGACCGCCTTGATCAAGGGCAGCACAGGTCTAGTTGCCATCTGCGTGCCGGTCCCAGATGGAACAACCAACCGCACTTCCCAGCCGCAACGTTTGACTCGGGCGTCGATGGTGATTGTGAAAGTTTCTTGCTTGCTCTTGCCCCTGTGAGTTCGTCGCTCTCCCAGCAAGGCTGCCGGTAATGCGGGTTGGATGACCGCCATTTGTAGCCCAGTTTCGTGCACAACGATTCGCCCGATCACCTCGCGTAAAAACTCGCGCTGTTCGGCAATGGACTTGGAAGGCCACGTCTGTGCAAGTTGCTTCCCTGCCGCAATTAACGACGTGCAAGCGGCTGCATCACTGAATTGTGCCCCAGTCGCGTGGAGCAGTTCTTCGGGTGATCGCAGGAGCGATTGGATCCTGCCGCAGACAATTTCTTCAATATCCCTGGCCGGGATCCTGGTGGGGTTACCAGTGCCGGTAGGTCGGCCGTGGATTTTGGCTTGAGATACATAATAACGATAGCGTTTGCCTCGCTTATCCGCATGGAACGGGGTAAATCTGTTCCCCTGACAATCGTAGAGCAGACCCACCAAGAGACTCGGGGACTTGGCGTTACTCCCCGTATGGCGTGTCTTGCAATTGGCTCTGACCCGCTCCTGAACGTTATCCCAGAGTTGCTCAGGGATAATCCCTTCGTGTTCCCCGGCGTAGATTGCATCACGATGACGCACTTTTCCCACGTAAACGGGATTTTGCAAGAGGCAGTACAGCGCTCCTCGAGAGTAGGCGCTCCCACCGGATTTTTGTCCTGCGTGGCTTCGTCTCACTTTGCTTCGCAAGCCTTCTCGGTCCAGCCGGTCCTTCAATTTTGCCACACAGCCCAACTCCAAATAGAGCTCAAATATTCTCTTCACCTGCGCGGCTTCCTGGGCATTGACCACCAGCTTGCGATCGCAAACTTCGTACCCCACAGGCAATGTTCCGCCCATCCACATACCTTTTCGCTTTGAGGCAGCAATCTTGTCGCGAATGCGTTCGCCCGTCACCTCACGTTCGAATTGCGCGAAGGAGAGCAAGACATTCAACGTCAGGCGTCCCATGGACGTAGTCGTGTTGAATTGCTGAGTGACCGAGACGAAGCTGACCTGACGGGCGTCGAGACGCTCAACGATCTTGGCAAAATCGGCCAGGGACCGCGTCAAGCGGTCTACCTTGTACACAACGACGGTATCGATCTTGCCGGCATCGATATCTTGGAGCAGCTGACGTAAAGCCGGACGCTCCATTGAGCCCCCGGAGTAACCGCCATCATCATAGTGGGTGGCAACACCGCGCCAATGCTCATGCTTTTGGCTTGCTATATATGCTTGGCATGCCTCTCGCTGAGCTTCAAGGGAATTGAAGGACTGCTCGAGTCCCTCTTCCGAGGATTTTCGGGTGTAGATTGCGCAGCGGATAATCGATCGGTTCTCATTTGGCATTCTCAAGTTCCTTTTTAGACCTGCGGGGTTTCAGACCAAAGAAGAGAGGTCCTGACCATTGTGTTCCGGTTATGTGCCGCGCGATTTCAGAAAGGCTGCGGTATCGACGACTCTCATATTGATATCCAGACTCCTGGACGGTCACCGTGTGAGTCTTGCCCTGCCACGACCGGATCAGCTGCGTACCGGGCTTGGTTCTCACCATGCTTTCGATAGCAGTCTTTGGGTCGTTAGAAATCGCCGCTGCCATTTCATCGAGGCGGCGACGAGACCGCGCGCTCAGGCCACCAAAGGCTTGCTCCTGAACTCGGTACGCCAGCATGCGCACCAGCAGTTCTTTACGAACGCCGTCGGGTGCAGGTTTGTTGAAGCGTTCCTGCCACTGTTTGCACAGGGCGGTTCGATTCATTTCGGGAAGAGCGTTTAAAAGATCGCCAATGTCCACTTTTGCCCATCCTTTATATAGGCACTGACATTGACGCTCTGCCTGGGCAGACAGTCAAGCGAGTTCTGGCTCTCTCAGTGGCAACATTGGCTGGATTTCGTTGAAAGTAAGCCTCGCATTGTCATCATTTAGGGCCGATTGGAGGTCGGTACGACAATGGAACTGACCGGCTGATCTGCCGAACCACTGCCGTAAGGCTCTTTGGGCTCTATTTGAGCTTCGACCATGGACTCCGCAACCGCATACGGCCGAGCGATAGTGCAGCGTTTGAGTGACTAGCCCATGCCGAGTTTTTCCCAAATAGCAAGGACGCGATTCTGTTTCATGTGTTCCAACGCCTGCGCCGTGGAATCCACCTGATCGTCATATTTGGAACCGGGAAAAGCCGTAAGCTCGCGAATGTATTCGTCCAGCCACGAGGCAGAGCTCGGCAGAAGCACCCGGCCGTTCTCGAATTCTGCCGACTGGGAATAAAGACGTAAGAGTTTGTCCGATCCCGGAGGAGGATCATACGGAGTTATATGAAGCACCCCTTCCACGTGTAGATCCTGAATTAACTGTGTTCCCGACGCCTTGTCCTCGATTAGGACTTCATCCGCGGGGTGGAGGTAAGCGTGGTCTCGCTGGGCCTGATCTTGCACCGCGCGTTTCAGATCGGGGTAATTGAGGCGCTCGCGAAATACGTGCAGCAAATAGTAAAAGCCGTTATAGATGCCCCAGGTTGTGCAAACGCTAAAATCATTGAGCTCGCCGCTCTTGTTCGCTGTATCCCAGCTCTGGAGTACTGAGGTGAATCTTTCGGGGAGTTTATCAAAGTCGTAATACCTGAGCCATTGAGTCTTTATTATGGCGCCGCCCATAGGCATCGGGCTCTGTTGATATTGACTGTAAAAATCGTATTCGCCAGTATTTTTGCGAATGATGTCGAGTGTGGCTTTAGATTCCCGTTCCGGCTGGAGGACTTCACCTGCCTTACGCTGAAATATCCGCTTTCCCCAGGGACTTTCGATAATATGAGTTTCATCTTCCTCCGCTATCGCCGGAAATGACAAGACATCCCAGTTTCCCTGCTCCATTACGTGGCCGACCAGGTCGTCTTGGTGGAGCCTTTGCATGACAATAATGATTACACCGGTTTCTTTATTGTTGAGGCGGCTAAGAAGAGTGTTGCTGTACCAGTCGTTAACACTGTTGCGCCTTGTTTCCGATAGTGCCTCTTCGGGCTTCAGTGGGTCGTCAAGGATGATGACGTCCGCTCCTCGACCGGTTAACACCCCCTGCACGGAGGTCGACATCCGAAAGCCCTGTTCGGTGGTCATGAAATCATTGACGGCCTGCTTATCTGGCGAAAGGCGTGTTCTAGTGAAGAGCCTTCTAAAAAAAGAACTTGCCATCACGGTTCGACAGTCCCTGGCGTGCTTATCGGCCAGCTCTTGGCCGTAACTGGCGCAGATGATTTGCTTGGTTGGATCGTGGCCTAGGAACCAGGCTACAAAAGCGACGGTCACGGCATGGGACTTCAGCGACCGTGGCGGCATATTGACGATCAACCGCTTGATCTTCCCCTGACGGCAGGCCTCTAGCTTCGAGGCCATGACTTCGATATGGGGGCTCTCAAAGAACTTCGTCTGCGGATTCAGTTCGTAGAATGAGCGTACGATGAATCCCATCAGATCGCGGCGCAAGATAAATTCAAGTTCGGAGCGAGAAAACTGCATGGTCATTTCTCCCAGTCGGATACGGCTGCCGGCGCGCCGCCGTTTCCATCGTCCGACCCCGGATCGGACTTCAGAATTCGTTTCACTATGTTGTCCCAAGTAGCCTCGTCCTTTTCATCCTGATCGGCCTGCGGGAGTCCAGTCTTATCCGATTCCTCGTACAAGCTGAGCAAATGCAATATCTCTTTGGCCGCGCGGTCTTCACCAGAAATGGCCTTGTTCGCTAGTTGAAGGAGGATTGCTTCAAGCTTGGTCATCGTCCGAGTGCGCCCGTTGATGGTGACCCTGACGCGTTCTCTTCCGACTTTGACCAGTAGGGTTGCTAGATTCTTTGCGCCTTTGGGCCTTCCCTTTGGATTCCCCGATTGGCCTTTGGTGAATCTGCTATCGGCGGGCGGTTTCTTGTATCCAACTTCATAAGAATCGTCATGATCAGCCATGGCGTACCTCCTCTGCAACCGGAAGGTCATCGAAATATTTCTTTGTCATGGCATGAACAGCGCGATCCCCTGTGAGCCGCTGCCACCGCCTGATTGCAACGTCAACATAGAGCGGGTCAATCTCAATGCCGTAGCAGACGCGGCCCACGCGTTCAGCGGCAACAAGCGTGCTGCCGGAACCCAGAAAACTATCGAGAATGAGGTCGCCCCGGGCAGAGCAATCGAGGATTGCGTCGGCGACCAACTGAACAGGTTTTACGGTCGGATGCAGCGCGAGCAGATTGCCTTCATCGCCCTGTTTGGACTGCGTGCTTACACCCGGATAGTGCCAGATATTGGTTCGATTACGGCCGAATTGCCCCAATTGGATATTGTTGCGGTGCGGACCTTTGCCGTTCCGGAATACAAAGACCAACTCATGTTGGGATCTGTAAAACGATCCCATTCCGCCATTGTCCTTGGCCCAGACACACAGGTTAAGGAGGGTGTCGTAGATCTGTTTGCCGGCGGCCAGCAACTCGCCCATATGCCTCCAGTCAATACATATGTAGTGCACAGATCCGCCCATGCTGTACCGAGCGAGGAGCCTGAACACGGTGTTCAGAAAAGCAACGAACTCGGCTTCGCTCATCTCGCCGGATGCCATCGAGAATTCGCGGTGCTTAATTGATCCTTTGCCACACACGTTTCGATCAATGGCTACGTTGTAGGGCGGATCAGTAAACACGGCCTGAGCGCGGCGGTTCCCCAAAAGTTCTTGATAAGAAGTGTCGTGAAGCGCATTGTGACATAGGAGTCTATGCTTCCCTAACTGCCAGAGATCCCCCGGGTGAGTAACAGCTAGGGCGTTGTGATCGATTTCAACTACTTCGTCCTTATCCTGTTGTGTGGCCGCTTCCTGCACGATGAAATCGATTTCGGGGATTTCAAAGCCAGTCATTGTGATATCGAAATCAATATCGGCAAGGTGTTGCAGCTCGATGGCTAGGATCTCCTTATCCCACTCCGCTTTTTCGGCAAGCCTGTTATCGGCCAGCGCATAAGCCCGAAACTGATCTTCAGTCAGTTCTTCAACGGCGATAGTGGGCACTCTCTCAATGCCGATCTTCTTCGCCGCAGCCACCCTTGCATGGCCGGCCTGGATTTGCCCGGATCGGTCGACAATGACCGGATTGATGAACCCAAATTCCCTGATCGCTGCTTCTAACCGGCGCATCTGCAGCGGCGGATGAATTCGAGCGTTATTGGGGTTTACAACCAGATCTGCAATCTGCCTGTAAACAATATTCAGCGGTTTACTCGTTTGGCTATTCATAGCCGAATACTGCGTCAATACGGAATTGAGCTTCAATGCACAGACTTGGGCAGAAAGGAGTTGGGACAAATGAATTGATCCAAGTGCAGCATTTAGTGCTGTTTAAGCGGATAGAAAAACATGTCCGCGCTCAGGGAGCGGACAATCTTGATTGCCTTTTCCAGGCAGATTCGGCCCGGCTTAAGCGCCTGTAAACTCCTCGCCGAAGATCTACTCCAGGCACCTTGTTGGACAGGGCAGTACTAAAGGTTTTAATCGCTTTTCGCGAATATTTTCTGTTCCAATT